CGCTCCGCGTCGTTCATTTCCTGCTGCAGCTGAATCCACTGCTTCTTGATGCCCAGAATCGCCCAGGCGCGGTCCTCCTGCGCCTCAAACCCCTTGATCTGGTTCTCCAGGCCCATCAGCTCCTGCTTCCGGTCGGACTCCGTCAGCTGCAGCTTCGCGCGGATCTGCTCGTCAATCTTCTCAGTCACGCCGGCATACCCGGTCTCCAGGTCACCCAGCGTTGCCAGCGTGATGCCGAACTGCTCCTGCAGCGTTTTCTCGATCTCGGCCATCCGGGCGCGCTCGGTGTTGTTCAGCGTCACCTTGCCCGCAAGCTCCGCGTATTCGACGCGCAGCTCGGAAAGCGCCTGCACCTCCTTGTCGATGGCTTCGCGCTTCGCCCGGGCTTCCTCCGCGCTTTTCTTGGCCGCCTCCGCGGCGGCGTCCTGCTCCTTGCGGTACGCGGAGTACGCCCAGGTCGCCACGCCGATGACGGCGCCGATGGCGGCCAGCCAGGGCAGCGCCGCGTTGATGGAGATGCCAAAGACCGTGGCGCTGCCCGCCGCCTGCAGCAGGCTTGCGTTGAGCACTTTCAGGGCTTGCGCGGCCTTGCTCGCGACAAGGAACCCGCCGATGGCCAGGGATACCGAGGTCAGCCCGGCGGACAATCCGGGGACCGCCTGCACAATCCCGGTCAGGGCGCCCAGGAAGTCGCCAAACCCCTTGGTTACGGCCTCGACGACCGGGGTCATGTCCGCCCCATACGCGCGTGCCAGGTCCTCGCCGGCCAGGGCCGTTGCGGCTTGCGCGCCGGCAAGCGTGCCCTGCAGCTTCGCCAGGTCGCCCACCTGGAAGCGCGTCTCATGGCGCAGCCCTATGACCTCCGCCTCGATCTTCTGCGCCTGCGTCATCTTGTCCACGGAGGTGCCGATGGAGGCAGCGTATTCCCTCCACATGACGCTGACGTTCTTGGTCACGCCGGCGTTGTCAACCAGGATGCTGTTTTCGTTCTTCAAGCCTTCAGTCGCCGTCACAACCGCTTGAGCCAAGCCCAAAGAAGCCTGACGGCCAAAGGCCGCGGCGTCTTTTAATTGGACGATGGCGTTGGTGGCCTGCTCGATGTTGTACCCGCGCGACAGCAGGTTCTTAAAGGCCGTGGACGCGCTGGCCACATCCATGAAGGCGTCGGTCACGGTATCAAGCGCCTGGGTCATCTGGGCGCTGGAGATACCCTGCCCTTTGGCTACGCTGTTCACGCCGATGAGCGCCGCCTGGTAGCGGTTCATGGCCTTAATGCCTGTGTCGATGGCACCAACTATGGCGGCAAAGGCCTTAGTGGCCGCAGCGGCCATGGTGACAGCGGCAGCAGCCTGGGTGGCAGCGCTTGCCTGCGCGCTTTCACCCATCTTGGTGTAGCTTCTGTCAATGCCCGACCCGGACTGCTGCACCTTGGCCTGGGTCTGCCCCATGGCAGCCTCAAGCTGGGATAAGCCCTCCTGGACGCCGGCTGCGTCAGCCCTAATCCGTAAAACGATGCTGCCTACATCCAGCTCGGCCATGCGTCACTCCTCCTAATCAAGTTCATCCGCGTACACCTCGCGGTATTCCTCATCCCTGTCCTTGTCCGACTTGTGCATGTCCGCGTAGGCGTCCAACACCAGAAGCAGCTCATCCAGGTAGTAGTGGTCCAGCATTTCGCGCTTGGTGATTCCAACCGCCTGACAGGATGCGGTTAATCTCTGGAGCCAGTATCTGCCGTCGTCTTTTGTAGCAGCTGCTGGGCTGCGCTCCGCGCGGTCGTAAAAAAATCGGTCAGGTCATTCAGTGCCCAAAACGCCTTCACCACCGCGGTCATTTCACTGGGCGTCAGCTCCTCCCAGGCCGGGTTGTCCTGCGCGCCAACGATCTCCCGGAGGATCTCCACCAGCTTGCGCGGCAGCAGCCCGAACAGGCGCACCGCCATAGCCTTGAGCCCGTCTGGCGTCAATTTGGTCAGGTCGTCCAGGATGCCCCTGGGCGTTTGTCCAGGGAAGGCCGCTTCCAGCAGCTCGGTCACCATGCCGCCGGCGCGGTCCATCACCTCAAAGTAACGGCCGACCGGTTGCTTTTTAATCTCAATGCCATGCACCACCTGCGGCCTGGGCCGGCTGATGCTCACGGTATTTTTTCTCATTTTCTCAAACACAGGTTTCCTCCCTTGATTTGAAGGGGGCAGGGGGTTTATCCCTGCCCCCGGGCGTTAGGTCACGGCCCCGCGGGGGTCAGGTCGACGGCGTCGATAGTGTCCAGCCAGGAGAGGGTAACGGAGGAGGCGTTCGTGTCCTTGGTCACGCGCAGCATCTGTTTGGTCTCCGCAGGGGAGGCTTCCGTGTCGATGATGGGGCGTGGGGTGCAGCTGAAGGTCAGCTGGTACTGGTTCACCTCGTTGCCGGTGTCCAGCTTCGTGCGCAGGTCGACCTTCGCGCTCATCAACTTGGCGTTGTAGTAGCGGAACATGCGGTACTCGCCGTCGCGCCGCATGGAGCTGAAGGTCAGCGCCACCATCGGCGCGGCGTCCATCGCGGAGTCGCACAGCTCCTTCGCCCCGGTGCCCGCGGCGTCGTCATAATACGCGCCGGACAGCGCGGCCAGGTCCTTCAGGTCCATCTCATTGACGTTAATGGTCAGCGTCACGCTCTGCAGGTCGCTGCCGGAGTCGTAGATACCGTCGTCGCCAGGGATTTTATATTCCTCGCGCACATCCTCCACCGTGCAGCTGCGGGCGCCCACCAGGGAAGCCTTGTCGCCCGGGGTATACTTGACGGCGGTGTTGTCCGTCAGGGGGAAGTAACTCAGGTTCGCAAACCCGATCAGTCCCTTTTTAGCCATGTTAGATCAATCTCCTTTTAATGTAATGTTTAAATTATTGGTGCTTCCGGATCCGGTTCGGGCTCCGGTTCGGGCTCCGGTTCGGGCTCCGGTTCGGGCTCCGGTTCAGGCGGAGCCGGGACAAGGTTTCCAAACAGCACAACTTCCGCGTAAACGGCGACTGTGCTCTCCGTCCGCCCTGCGGGCATAATGGCCGCCGCGCTAGTCATGCGGCCGATCACCACGCCCATGCCGGTCAGGGGAATCTTGGTCTCGCCTTCGCCGCTGTCCAGCAGGTCAGCGATGGTCTGGCACGTGGTCATCGCGTCCGCGTAGCCGGTGGTCTTCCTGCGCACCTGGATCTGGATGCGGTGCGCGGCGCTGCCGTCGTGCAGGGATGCCGGTGTCTTCTGCCAGCAAAACAGCGCGATGCACTCCGGTGTTATTTTGTAGTCGGGGATGATGTCCAGGTAGATGTTGCTGAGGTTCTTTGTCAGCAGGTAGTTACGGATGGCGTTGAGCATCACAGGCCTCCAAACAGGTCGCTGAGGCTGGCGGCGATTTGTTCCCTGACCTGCTCCGCCTTTTCAAGCGCGGCCTTTTCCAGGAACTTGGCTTCCCCGCCCTGTGGGTGGGCGTACTCTACGTGCTCGTGCTGGGCGGCTGCGTACTTGGCGTTGAATCGCACTTCGCCGATGATTGTGTCGCCCTCCTCTTCCACCCACAGGCTTCCGCTTCCGCGGAGGGCGCCGGATTTAACAGGCGCCCGGTCCGCCGCGCGCTGCCAGATGTCGCTCACGACCTCCTGCATCCCCGCTTTGGTGAGGTCGCCCGTGGACGACAGCGCGCTCCCCAGTTTTTGCATCACGTCGTCGATGCCGGTCAGTTCAAACGCCACTAAAGCCTCACCTCCCAGTGGTCGGTTCCGCCGTAGAGTCCCTTTTGCTGCTTCACGGCCTTCACCTCCCAATCAATGCTATTCACGCTCACCAGGTCGCCGGGCTTGAGCCGTGTGGTTGTGTAGATGACCGCTTCGGACAGGGATTCCTCACCCTGGCTGTTGAGCACGCGGCTCCGCTGCCAGTCCAGGCGCCCCTTGATGGTCGCCGCCGCGGCATAGGTCTTCCCGCCGGTATAGTCGGTGCCGGTCATGGATTGAACGGAGATGTCTTCCTGCATCAGGCGGTCAAAGCGGCTCATAGGATGTGCACGCTCCCCCCTGCCAGTTTGAGGTAGGGCCTGAGCAGGGCCTTGACAGCCGGGCTCAGCACGGCGTCAAGCCCGATGGCGGTATTGCCGGCGTAGCTCTCGCTTGCGCTGCCGATGCTCAGGCTGGTCACGCCCTGCTGCTGCGCCTTGATGCGCTCCAGGGCGGAAGGGTCGGTCAGGGTCAGCGCCAGGTCGCTGCAGGCGTTGGTCAGGGCCTGGGGGACAGCGGCGGGTGTAACGTCGTCCCTCCACCCGCCATGCCCTGCCGCGTAGGCGTCCAGGATGTCAGCCGCGCTCTGGATGGCCAGGGGTTTGTCCGCGGCCGATACGGCGGACCATGCCGCTGCCGTCAGCCGCGCTGTATGGTAAGTGGTTGCTTGCGAGGTTGTCGCGTAGGTCATGGTCAGCCCCCTTTCAGCTTATTCCGCGCCCTTTGACGCCACAGTGTCATTGCCGGAACCGACAATGAACCCGGTCACAGGGTTGCACTCCACCACCGTGATCTTGTGGCCGGTGGTCAGTTCGATGCCACCGGTCGCTCCGCTGGTCAGCGGGAGCCAGGTGCTGTCCGCGATGTCGCCGTACAGCGGCGCAGGGGCTTCCGTTGCGTGGGTCTTGTACTTATGGACATTGGTACCGGTCAGCGCTTCGGTGACGGTGACCACCGTGAACCCGACCTTGGTGCCGTGGGCGACGGACGCGACCGTCAGCGCGCCCAGCAGGTGGGTTGAGATGAGGCCCTCGATGTCACGGATGACCTCGAGCTTCCCGTCCGCGGGCACCAGCGTGATGCCCATGTAGGTCGCCAGCTGGTTGAGGTCGGCGCGGGACAGCGTGTCCAGCGGCGTCAGCGCGTGCTTGCTGGCATCCACGTCGTACCCTTTTGCCGCTGAGAAGAAGGGCAGGGACGCGTGCCCCTCGGGCAGTGCGGCCGCGCCTTTGACAAACGCGACGCCGCCGGCATTGAATGCGTGCTCCTCATTTGGAGCGAAAATTCTCGGCATAGTTCTTCACCTTTCTTTTTTCTTGGCCGGCCGGGGCGCGGGCTTCACCGGAGCCGGAGGCGGGTCTTCGGGCGGCGCCTCAATGGGGCGCTCCACCCGGTAGCCGTGTGCCTGGAACCAGGCAATCAGCGCGGGGTCGTCAGTCTCTCCGACGCCCCGCTGGAATGCCACGCTTGCGCTGGTTCCGCTGTATTCGTCATTGGGTGCGATAATCCTGGCCATTACTGGACCTTGATTTTGCGGAGCACCCCTGCCGATTTTGTGGCCTTCAGCGCGATGGCCGCGACCATTTCAACCTCGCCCGTCTTGACAGGGCCGGAGGTCGAGTAGTCGGGCAGCCAGGCCCTTACAGGCGGCTGGCCGGCCATGCTGATGCCGTGGAAGCCGTCCATGCCCAGGCGCACCGCGTACAGGCTGGTCAGCCCGCCCGCGTCAATGCCGGACACGGGATCGGTGCTGCCGGGTTTGGCGCCCAGGTCGATGATCGGGATGTTGCCGTACATCTCAACCTGCTGGCCAAAGTCGTTCTTCGTGGTCATGTACATGCCCGCGCGGCGGGCCACGGCGCGGATCTTAGCGATCAGCTTCAGGTTGCCCAGGATGGCGGAGGGCTGTCCGTCCAGACCCATCAGGAACTCGTCCAGGACGTCCAGGAAGGCTTTGTAGTTGGCGTCGAGGTTGGTGCTGGAGTCCAGCACGATGTTCGCGGCCGGGACAAACTCGGTAGAAGAGCCGGTCAGGGCCTTCTCCAGGCCGTCAAAGGCGTTGACGTCCACGGCGCTGTCGCCGTTGATGACGGTGTCGTTGAACAGCGCCTGCGCGGCCTTGATCTTCTGCTGCATCTGCAGGGTGACTTCGGAGACGATGCCGCCCATGCCCGCGATGACGCGGTCGATGTCGAAGCTGCCGCCGAAGATCTTCAGGTCCACAGTGTAGCGCGTCTTGGCCACTTCCTGTGAGTTGTAAGGCACGTTGATGGCGCGGAAGGCCGCGGTGGGCTGGGTGGTGATGCGGGTGTAGCCGTAGGTCAGCGTCGCGCCGCCTCCGGTCGGGCTGACGACGTCAGCGAAGGGGAGGTTGTCCAGGAGATAGTTACTCTTGCGGAACTCGTCGATTACGCCGAGCTGCAGTGCGTCCTGCACGTTTTTCTTGGCTTCTGCTAGGGTTACTGCCATGATTTAGATCATCCTTTCGATTGTGCTTCCAGTCCGGCCTGAATGGCCTCCTGGAGCGACTTGGGTGCCGGGGTTCCGCCGTCGGCGGGCGGGTTGAATCCGGATGTCGGGGGGGCTGAGGGGGCTTTTGCCGGCTCAAACAGGTACGCGTCGCTCTTCTGCAGGCCTTCCAGGGCTTCCTTGAGGCCTTTCACGCTGCCGTCGTCCTGCAGCTCCAGCTTGTCCGCCTCCAGCAGTGCCTGGACCGCTTTCGCGTTCTTGGCCTTGGCCTGGGTGAGGGCGACCTGGATGGCGGCATCCTTGCGTGCCTGCAGCACTGCGCCGTCCTTCTGCTTGAGCTGTTCCTGCAGGTCGGTGATGGACTTGGCGGCGTCTTCGCCCGCCTTCAGCTTCGCGTTCAGGCCGTCAATGGCCTTGTCGCGCTCCGCCAGCTGGCCTTCCAGCGCCTTCTTGTCATCGTTGACCTGCTTGAACCTGTCGTAGGGGATGTGGTCCTTGAGTACCTTGTCGGCTGCTTCCTCGTTGAGGCCCAGCGCCATCAGCTCCTGCTTGGTCATCCTGTTCTCCTTCGCGCACGCTTTTTACGGGGTCGCATCCCGCTTGCGCGTGAGGGATTACCGCTCCCTCGGGCGAAATGTATTTATGCAAAAGCCGCACGTGTGACGGCGCGGCTGGTTGCCGGGGAATGAAAAAGCACCCTGCTTTCGCGTGGTGCTTGGGATTTGTTTGGGCTGTCTTAGTCTTTGGGCTCCCAGAGGATTTCTGCCACCTGGCTCCGGGAAACTGTTCTTAACCAGTCTGGATGCAAAGGAACAGCGGGATCTGAGTCAGCGGTATCTATGAGATATCCTTCTGATGAATCCGTGAAGACTTCTACAACATCGCCAACTGCGCCGTCAACTAACTGCACGCGGCTATACTGCTTAATGTGCACTCGTATCCACCTCCTTGATCAATGCTGTAGCCAGCCATGTTTCGTTTCCTTTGCTCTGCCATCCGAGGACCACATTAGCCGGCCGCCCCCTCTCTCCCCAAAGTACAACCTTTTGCTCGTAGTTCCTACCGTGCTCTCCCTGTTGTCTGAGCGTCGCAGGGTATTTGGGGGCTGCTTGCAAAATCTTGCTTTGCAGGGACTGCCAGTTACTTGAATCATACCCCAGCCTGCGCGTAAAAGCAACGCCTTTTGCGATGCCGCCAGCGTTTTTTGGATTGAACAGGTATTCTGTGAATTTCGCGTCAGCCGCGGTCGTTTTCACGGCATTCGGCAGAGCCAGCTCAGGGTGTTGGAGCAGCTTGTTTTGCCTGGCATAGTCCAGCCGCATGAATTGATAGTTCTCGCTATCCATCCGCTTCATCGCCCGGAACCCGCTCAGCGTCTTGGGCGCGTCATCGCCCAGCACCGCCTTGTACCGCTCCCACTGCTTCCGGTCGCGCAGCCGCTCGGCGTTCTCCCGCTGTGCCTTCTCATAGCGCAGCCGCTCCGCCTCGCCGCGCGGGTCCAGGTCGAAGGGCTTCTCCGCCTCGCCCAGCGCCTTTTGCTGCTCGTCCGCCTCCTTCTGCGTCCAGATGTAGGGCAGCAGCCGGTGCGCGCAGTTGTGTGTTATAATGTCATTGGCAAGATACCAACCAGAACGGGTGTGGAGGTTAAAGACATGGCCGCTAAAAAAATTGAACTCAACATGGACCACATCAAGAAGCTCTACCTGTCCGGAAAGACTGTTAAACAGGTTGCATCCATCCTCGGTGTTAGCGTCGGTAGGATTGAAAAACAAGCCAAAGCTGAAGGAGTTGTCTTCAGGGAGCTCAGGCCAACTATCGCTGGAAAACCAAGAAGTGATAGAAAGTCGCTCCCGGTCGAGGAAATTGTCAGAATGTACGAAAGTGGTATGTCCAAGCATGCAATTGCAGTCCACTTCAAGGTTGGGGATATGACCATCAGCAACCGGCTTTCTGAAGCGGGTTACCCACCTGCGAAAACTCGTTCTAAAGCGACTAAGCAGATGATGGCAAGACTGCCCCCAGAGGAGCGGATTGCGCGTGTAAGCGCCGCTCATGACGCGGTCCGGGGTATGACTCGGACGGAAGAAGATCTGAGAAAACGGGCGCTTGGCAAAGAGCGTGCAGCGAGATTTAAGTCTGTTTACGAATTGGCTTTCAAGGATTTTCTTGTCACCAAAGGGTTCTCGTTCGTTCCGCAAAAAGCTATTGGCATCTACAATTGCGACTTTGCCGTAGGAACCGTCGCCGTGGAACTGTTCGGGGGTACCTTCCACGGTGTAGGTAGACACGCTACCCGCCTTCCTGAGCGCATGCGGTACATCCTCAATGAGGGTTGGAACTTGTATATCGTTTGGGTCCTGTCCAATGAAAAAGTCATCTTTCCTAACGTACTTGACGACTTTATCGCCTTTGAGGAGCGCTCCCGCCTTGACCCAACCTTTCGGGGTCAATATCGGGTGGTTTGGAGTGACGGTGAGCTTGTTTCCACCGGAGACGGAAATAGTAACAACTTCGCCAATGTAATTCCTGCGGGTATGCGCCATGACGCCCTTAGCAAGAACAGACGTCCCTGATACAAAGCAGTTGGGATGCACCGTCTTATAGGTCGGCCAGCGCGGCATACCCTCCCGGATGTGGGGGAATTGTCGCCTGGGATCCCCCTCCGGCAGCTCCTCCGCCTCCACCGTGCGGTACACCCGCCCCTGACGGGGCGCGCACACGCGGCAGGTGGTGTTGTGCGCGGTCATCTTGACCAGCACCTGGCCCATCTCGCCCATCATGTTGAGCGTGCCGGTGTTGGTCGCCTCGGCGGTGGTCGTTCTGGCCACCAGCTCCGCGTAGCTGTCCAGCCGCATGCTCCCGCGGCCATCCCTAAAGGGCACCCTGGCAAAAAAGCCCTCTTCGTCCAGCCGTGTTTCCAGCAGCTTGGTGGTCTCTCGCACGGTCAGCATCTCTGAGAATTTTTTGGCGGTCACCTCAACGCCTACCCGGCGCACGACATCCTGGGCCTGTCTGGCCACCAGGCTATTGGTGATTTGCAGGAAGTCCTGGGTGTTTTGGGCCATGATCTCCACTGCGCGCGTGTTCAGCCCGCCAAAGGCTGCGATGGCGCGGGTGTCCGCGGACACCGCCTGATACGCCAGCCGTGCTCCGCGCGCATAGGCGGCAGGGATGGCCTCCTGCGCCCAGGCGGCTGTGTCCACGTTCAGCCGACGCAGCTCCCGGTCAATCTGCCTGATCAGCTCCTCCTGATAGTAGGTGCTGGTGCCGTAGACCCTCCGGCGTCCTATATCGGCCAACAGCCGCTTGCGGCTGTCCTGGTAGATTTTCACCAGCCGCTCCGTCTGCGTCATACGCCCTCGCTGTTCTCATACCCCGGGTCGTCCTCCTCCTCGGCCTGGCGGCTACTGAAGCTGTCCAGCATGGGCATGGCGGCCTCCTGCTCCTCCCGGATGCTCGCAAGCTCGCTCTCCGCGTCGTCCTCGTCCAGCTCATCCAGTTCCATGATGGCGCGCTTGATGCTCTGGGTCTGCTTGCCGCCGGTGCGAAGGTCAGCGATCTGCGCCTGCTCCAGCGGGTCCCTCGGCAGCACATCCGGCCAGTCGATGTAGAGGGGCTTGTCCTTCAGGTCTGTGCCTGAGAGCGCGGCCGCGGCGACCATCGCCTGCTTGATAGCCGGGGTGAAGCGGTTGCGCAGGCGGCTGATCTTGCTGATCGCCCCGTAGAGCATCCGCCGCATCGCTGCGCCCGAGGGCACCGCGCCCTGCTTGTCGGTCATGTCAGACAGCAGCGCGCCCATCTCGCTGATCACCCGGATCAGGCTCAGAAGGCGCTCAATCTGCACGAAGTTGGCTTCCAGCTGCGCTTCCCAGGTGGTGTACTTGATCTCCCCGCCCACGCCGCCGGAGCTGTTGATAAAGTATTTGCCAGGGATAAAGACGCGGTGCGTCTCCCTGGTGTTCGGGTCGGTGTAGTCCGTCAGCGCCTCCTCCGGCCCCTGCATCGTCGGGTCGGTGTGCCGGTCCAGCACGCGGCTGATCTGCGCCAGGCGCACCTCCAGTTCGCACACCAGGCTCTGGATGTCGTTGTAGTCGTCTGTGCCGTGCACCTGGTCGCTGCTGCGCAGGTTGTTGACCGGGATGATGGCAAAGCCGTCAATGCCCGTCTGCTCAATCCTGGGGGTGCCCAGCATCGCGCCGATGGAACCCTCCTGCATCAGGTAGTCGCGCACCTCCACACTACCCTTGCTGTGAATCTCCACGCGCAGGTACTTCTGCGTGCGCGAAAGGCCCATGACCGCGATCTGCTTTTCATAGGGCACCGCCAGCACGTGCCAGAGGATCCGGCGCAGGTTGGCCGCGTCCACGACCGGGTACCAGCAGTCCGGGCGGCTGATGTCGATGATGCCCTTCCCGGTCTCATCCCGGTGCACGTACAGCAGGCCGTCCCCGTATCGGCTGGCGTCCAGCGCGCAGGTGAACAGGGTATCCTGCAGGTCGCTGCGGTCGTCGATGTCTTGGACCGCCTGCATCATCGCCTCATCGCGCTCAGCGCCTGCCACGATGCCAGGCGCCTTGTTGAACAGCATCCCCGCGGTCGTCACGCTGATGAGCTTGAAGTAGTTGACGCACAGCTCATAGCTGGTGGGCAGGGCGAGGCCCAGGCTCTCCGCTGCGCGGAGGGTGCGGCTGAGCGAGTCCTTGAACACGGACGCGTGGTCCGCCTGGAACAGCAGGCGGTTGGCCACATAGGTGTCCAGGCGTTCCTTTTCGCTGGGCGGCGGCCAGGGCTTGCCCCGGTCCAGGAAGCTCAGGTCTGTCAGCATCGATTACCTCACAAAGATTCTGTCGGTGGGCGTCCTGGAAGACAGCGTCGGGGCAAAGCCCAGGCCGGTGCCCCGCATCGGCTCCAGGCCGTAGCGCAGGGCGTCGAGGTGGTGGTTGAAGGCATCGACCGGCTCGTTGAGGTATTCGCCGCTGCGCTTGTCCTTGACCCAGGTGTAGTTCTCCAGCTCGTTGATGACGTGGACGCAGCGCTCATCGACGACCAGGTCGTGGCTGAGCACCCACTTGATCCCGTTGATGAGGCTGTCGGGGCCCTTGGCTGCGGGCTGCAGCCGGGTCAGGCCCATGCGCCGCAGCTCCTCGTTGCTCTTCTTGTCCGCGCTGTCGGCCACGATGCGCGCCCGGGACAGCCCCAGGTCGCAGATGGTCTGGTACAGCTGGTCGTTGAGCATCTCGTCGCGGCGGTACTCCCCGGTCACGTAGATGCGCTTCTCCCGGGCGGCGTAGTGCCCCCAGGTCAGCGCGGCGGGGTCGTTGTAGCCGTGGTCCAGCCCGCACCAGGCCGGAAGCCCCGCCACCTCGTCCAGGCTGACGATGCGCTTCTGCCAGAGCGGGTAGACCAGCTTGTCCAGCGTCGCGAACTCCCCCAGCACGTAGATGCGGTAGTGCGCGGGGCTGGTGCGCTGCAGCCGCTGGATATCCTCCACATACTCCCGGGGCAGGTAGCGGTTGTCCTCCCAGGTGGAGTGGAACACCGCGGCGTTGGCCGGCGGGTCCAGAAAGAACGTGCGGTACACCCAGTTGGCCTTGCTGACGGGGTTGAACATCAGGTGCAGCTGGTTGTGCTCGCCCTGGCTTCTCAGGCGCAGGCGCAGCTGGGTGAAGTCCTCCTCCAGCAGCTCCGTGGCCTCTTCGATCACGATGTCGTCAATGCCGACAATGGACTTGATCTTCTCCGCGTCGTCCATGCCGGAGAAGAGGTACTCCGTGCCGTTGACCAGGGTGATGGTCATGTCCGTTTTGTTGACATTGCGCACCGCGGGCCGGAGGGGGGAAAGCACCTGCAGGAAAAGCTTGAACACGCTTTCCCGCAGCGTCCTGGCCACCTTGCGCACTACCAGCACCCGGCGCTTTTGCGCCAGGCCCTTGATGACCACCTTTTGAACCACGAAATGGCTCTTGCCGCTGCCCGCCCCGCCATACTCCACGATGATGCGCGGCTCGTACATCCGCAGGCGGGGGAGGAAGGCGGGGTTGACCGCCTTCTCAATGCCGGTCAGCTTAATCGCCATCCGGCGCTCCGCCGGAGAAGTCCAGCACGATGTCGGTGGTCAGGTCAATTTTGTCGGTGTACATGCCCAGGTGCTTACCCAGCAGCTCCAGGGCCTTGAGCTTGTCCGCGAACTTGATTTCGCGCTCGGTAAAGTCGCTACCGCTTTTCACCTTCACGCTGGCAATGGCCGCCCGGTCATCCGCCGCAGCGTTCTCCAAAATCTTGACTTCATCCAGGTCCGCCAATGCAGTCGGATCCAGGAAGGCGATGCGCGCCAGCTCACGGACCACCCGGTCCTGGTTGATGCCGGTGCGAGCGGAGCGGATGGCCAGCAGCTCGTCAACGCGCTTGCGCACGCCGGGCTTGGCCAGGAGCATGCTGGCGCACTGGCTGACCGCCTTGGGGCTGTAGCCCGCGCGGATGTAGGCCTGCGTGGCGTTGAGGTCCACCAGGTACTCCTGGCAGAAGCGCTCATGCCGCTCGTTCTTCAGTTTGCCCATGCGCCGCTCCTTTCGTTAAATCCAGTTCTTGTAGTCGTCCTTGGTCGCTGCGTAGAAGGGGATAAACCTGGGTGTGAACTCGCTGATCACGCCGTCCTCCCGCAGCTTCAGTTCCACGATGACACCGCCCATGTGGGCGCTTAAGCCCTTCCCGCGCATGAACACCGTCTGCGCCGCGGTGGTCCCGCACAGCAGGCTGTGAATGCTGCGGTACTCCATGTACATCATCTTGTGATAGTGCCCGATGGCCATGATGCTGGGCTTCTCGCCGCCGGAGAGCGCCTCGATGATCTTCTGCGGCTTGTAGCTCATCGCGTAGGCGCTGCCGTCCTGCGGGTGCCGCAGCTCCAGGGTGCAGCCGGGGCTGAGCTGGATAATGGCCGACATGTAGCCGGCGTAGACCAGGTCCTCGCGCTGTGCGGCGATCTGGCGCCCGATGTCCAGGCCAAGGGTCTTCACAAAGGAATAGTCGTGGTTGCCGGTGATGAAGGTGGTCGTAATGCCGGGCCGGCTCGGGTACACCTTCACCGCGTGCTCCGCCTGGGCGTCCGCGCCGTGCATGTAGATTTCGTACTCGTGCCCCGGCCGCATCTTCTCGCCGTCGGTCAGGTCGCCGGCGTGGTAGACGTCGGTGATGCCCTCCAGCTCAAACTTGTCGTACAGGTGGTGCAGCAGCGTCAGCTGGGTGTCGACGCCGCCGATGTGCGTGTCAGACACCAGGCCGAAGCGGACGGTCTTCTCCCCGCCCCAGGGCTTCACCACCCAGTTGTCCGTCGGCGGCAGGATTTTGCTCAGGCTGTGCACGCCCTGCTTTTCCTGCAGGTTGTAGCCCTGCTCCCGGATGTCCTGGATCATCGCCTCGGCCACCCGGGGGGATACGCCCATCTGCCCGCTGATGTCCTGGATGCTCCCGCCGCGGCCCAGCAGCTGCAGCAGTTTGTCCGCCGATGCCTCGCCCGTCGGCTGCGGTTTCCTGCCGTTCCCGGCCGGCGCGGGCCGTTGCTTGCCGTTCCCGGGTGATTCGGGCCCTTCCTTGCCGTTCCCGGCCGTTTCCGCCCCGGCAAGCCCGCACAGGCGCTCGTTTGCCAGCGCGTTGCGGCAGCGCGTCCGCACCTGGACGAGATCCAGATGCCCGAATTCCTCCGGGTGCTCCCGCTGCATGCGCACGGACAGTTCCGCCCAGGTCAGCCCGGAATCCTTCAGTTCCTTCACCTTCCGGCGGATGTCTTCCGGAATCCTCGGCCCCGTCATCAGCTGTCCCCGCCTTCATCGTCTCCCGCTTCCAGCAGCGCCGGGTTGTCTTCCAGCAGCTGGTACAGCTGGTGCGCCAGGCCGTCCACCAGGCGCTCGTCCTGGTTGGCCTCGGTTAAGCCGAGGGCTTCCAGCATCCCGTGGAGGCACTCATGCAGAAAGGTGATTTTCGCGTAGTCGGTGTCCGCGTCCACCACGGTTATCACCTGCTCGCGGTAGCTGATGAGGCCCTCACGCTGCTCGCCCAGCAGGCTGGGCGGCACCCTGCTCACCGCGTACGGCAGCCCGCCGATGTGAACCGTGTCAGGAATCGTCATGCGGCCTCCTGTCGTTTAATGTGAAATTGTTGACCCCAGCCCCACCACACTGCGGTCCTTGCGCTCAACGCGCCCCGCCGGCGCGGGGGAGCCCCGCGCGGCACACACACATTTATCAACGGAAAAGAGCCCGGCGCACCCGCCCGGCTCTTGCGACTCTAAGGTATCACATCTTTTCGTCAAATGATACTTGTTTTTACTTGACTGTTTTTATAAAGCCCCTCGAAGGCTTCAATCGCCTGTGCCTTTAACCGGCCTTCCACCCAGTTTTGCGCGTACCCCATCAGGTCGGCAATCGTTGACCACTTGAGGTTATCAAGGTATCTGTAGGTCAGTACAGCCCGGTGCCTGGTGTCCGGCAGTCGATTGATTAAATCCGTCGCCTGGCGTTTCAAGTCCACCAGCATGTCGATGCGCTGGTTGATCATCTGCTGGTAGTTCTCCATCTTCCGCGCCAGCTCCTCCACCGAGATAAGGTCCGCCAACTGCACGGCGATGTCCTCGGTCTTGCTTCCGACAGCATGCTGCACGCGGTTGCCCGAAAGGTTGGCGCCAAAGCTCGCCGCCTTCTCCAGCAGGTCCTGCCGGCGGCCCTCCATCCGCACGCGGGAGGTGTCCAGCGCCGTGATCTCATAATCCAGGTAGCGGATGGAACTTAAAAACTGTTCTCCTGTCATGCCGCGGATTCCCTCGCTTTCGTAATGCGCGCCTTGAGCGCCTCCAGCAGCGCGTCCTGGATGCCGTCCTTCTGCTCAAGGGCCTTTGCCACCGCCTCGTCCATCCCGCCCTGGGCCAACAGCCGGTGCACGATGACGGGGTGCGCCTGTCCCTGGCGGTGCAGCCGCGCGTTGGCCTGCTGGTACAGCTCCAGGCTCCAGGTCAGGGTAAACCAGATCACGTGATGCCCGCCCTGCTGGAGGTTGAGGCCGTAGGCGCAGCTGGCCGGGTGCGCCAGCAGGACGTCCACCCGCCCCGCGTTCCAGTCCTCCGCGTCCCGGGCGCCCTGGTACACGCGCGCACGGATGCCCGGGTTCAACTTCCTCAAGGCGGCCAGCATCCTGGGCACCTCGTGCTGATAGCCGTAAAACAGCAGCGCCGGCGCGCCGTCCAGGCCCTCCACCAGCTCCGTCAGGGCGTCCAGCTTGCAGTCGTGCACCGGCACCGCGTTCCCGTCCTCGGCGTAGGCCGCGCCGCTGCACAGCTGCAGCAGCTTGTTGGTCAGCACGGCCGCGCTGGCCGCGGTGACGGTCTCCCCGTCCAGGCTCAGCAGCATGTCCTTTTCCATCGCCCGGTAGGCCGCGGCCGCCTTCCGGTCCAGCGCCACCGGGATGTCGTCGACGACCAGTTCCGGCATCTGCAGGTAGTCCGCCGCGGACAGGCTGATGGTGATGTCGCGGATTTTCTCCCGCACCTTCTCCTCCGCGCCGGCCAGGGGCTTGTACTCGTGGGTGTAGGGGTTGAAGCTGAAATACTGCTCGCGGTAGCTGGTCAGGGTGCGGCCCAGGCGTTTGCCCTGGTCCAGCAGATAAATTTGACTCCACAGGTCGGCGATGCCGTTGGGCGCCGGCGTGCCGGTCAGGCCGACCACGCGGCGGATGGCGGGCAGCACGGCCTTCAGCGCGCGGAAGCGCTTGGCGCTGGCGTTCTTGAAGCTGGTCAGCTCGTCGATGACCACCATGTCGAAGGGCCAGTCCTGACGCAGCTGCGCAACAAGCCATGCCACATTATCCCGGTTGATGACGTAGACGTCGGCGGGCGCGTCCAGGGCGGCAAAGCGCGCATGCTCGCTGCCCAGCACCAGGGACAGGCGCAGGCCGTGAAGGTGGTCCCACTTCCGGGCCTCGCCCGTCCAGGTCGCTTCCGCCACTTTCAATGGGGCGATGACCAGAGCTTTGTGTACCTGGAACAGGTCGTACTTCAGCCTGCGGATGGCGGACAGAACTATTGCGGTTTTACCGTAGACCAAGGCCCATCTCCAGATAAAGAGCGACAGCGGGCTCTTTCACGATCCTGTCTTCGCAGAACTGCTGGTATTCGTGTGGGACGTACCTCATTTTGGCATCACCTCCTTTCTTTTCCGAAGGTTTTCAACCTTCATTGCGCGCCCTCACAATGGCCCCGATGTCCCTGGCCAGCGCGCCGGCCTCCAGGATGCCGCGGACGACCAGCGTGCCGCAGCCCTGTTTGTTCAGCCGGGCAATCTGGTGCTGCTGCAGCGCGGACAGCTTGCCGTCCTCCGCCTTCAGCTCCAGGAAGAGGACGCGCCCGCCGGGCAGGATGACGATGCGGTCCGGCACGCCGTCGTTGCCGGGGGAGACGAATTTGAAGTACAGGCATCCGATGGCTTTCAGCTGCTTGCCGAGCCAGGCTTCGATTTTCGCTTCGGTCATTTCATCCTCCAAACTTGCCATCTCTACAAAGTCGCGCACGTATATATAGAGGCTTTTTCATTTAGGCGTTTTTAGGCGATTTAGGCGTTATACGTATTTACCTAATTTTACCTAATTCTCTCTTTTTACCTTCCAGGGAAAACTTTGTTGATTCTGTAGAGATTGGGCATTTTTCCCTGATTTCATAACGCTTTTCATCTCTACAAAGTGCCTCAACAAAGTGATTTTCTTTGTTGATTTGGTAGAGGCCCAAATCTCTACAAAGTTTTTTTGTATAGCGCCTTTGTTGAGCGTTTTTTGCACTTTGTAGAGATGGTTTTTGCCTCATTCGGGCTTCCTCACGAACCCGCGTGCGGTGCCGCAGTACCCGAATTTCAGCCCCGGGGAGGACTCTTCCCATTCTCCGGTTGAGCGGATGATGCGGTTGATGTCCCGGGAGTCGCTGTTCTTCATGTTCTTGAGGTCCCCGTTCAGGCATTCGATGTAGACCTCCTGCGCGCAGACGCGGCTGCGGGGCGCCAGCCTGACGGTGCCGCCGTCCGGCAGCAGGCCGGTGGCGTCGCCTGCCCGCCACATCCTGCGCGCGGACAGGTCCATTTCCAGCCAGTCATCGGGCACCTTCTGCTCCAGGAAGGCGCGGACGATGCCGTCCCGGACGTTCGGGGTGTTGTGCAGCTCCTGCTGCTTGGCGGCCTCCAGGGCGACATCGCCCATCAGGTAGAGGGGCTCACCCAGCTGCCAGCGCGTGTAGGCCTCCGCCCAGATCTGTTGCTTCTCGTCGTCAAGCTCGTCCCAGATGGACTTTGTAGGCTTGTTTACAAGCACGTCAATGGGGAGGAAGCGGCGGTTGCCGGTGGGGTCGGACAGGTACTCAAAGTCATTGGATGTGCCCCAGAACACACAGCGCCGCGGCCGGTGCTCAACCACCTTGCCATAGGCTGCGCGGTAGTCATCGGCCTCCTGGGACAAGAAGGTCTTGACCCGGTTGATGTCGGAGCGGTACAGGGCGGACAGCTCAGCGATTTCGACAAACATCTTGCCCTGGATGATCTCAGCTGCGTTCTTGCCCTCAAAATCGGTCACACCGTCGGTGTAGAGGTCATGGATGGCCAGCTTGCGGATGAAGGTAGATTTTCCGGCGCCCTGGTGCCCGGTGAGGACGCACATGGTATCATACTTGACCGGCTTGTCGCTCATCGCGCGGGCGACAGCGGCCACCAGCATCATGCGGGTCACCTGGCGCGTGTAGGGCGTATCCAGGGCGCCCAGGTAGTCAATGAGCAGGGTATCCAGGCGCCTGACGCCGTCCCAAGGCGCAGCCGTCAGGTAGTCTCTGATGGGGTTAATGCCAAAGGTGACCGCGTGGCCGCGCAGGGAGTCGCTCACCAGGCCGTCGTGCCGGAAGCCCAGCAGCGCCTCGGTGTAGATGCGCAAGCCGGCGTCATCGTCCTCCGTCCAGATGAACTCGCCGTCCTCATCCACGCGCTGGTTCCAGGGCAAGGGCGATCTGCCCAGAATCTGACCGGAGAAAATGTTCTTGTAGATGCGGCCTTTAAGCCGCGGGTCACCCGCCAGCATCACGAGCACGTTGGTGGCAATCTTCGCCGGGCGCCCGGTGCGCGGGTCCACCTGGAGGCGGCTCATCCAACCGGCCTGGTCCTCCTCGTCCGGGACAGGCGCGAAGTCGGCAGTCACCTGGTTGTATCGCTCCTGCTGCACGGCAGAAAGGACGGCGGGCAGGCCCATGGCCAGCTCGCACATCTTCTGATAGGAGGGCAGCCGGTTGACCGGCGCGCCGGGCGCGGCGTCCTCGTCCTCCTGGCCGTACAGGTGGATGCGCACCAGGTCGAAGGCGGAAACGCCACGGTCGCCCACCGGGTCCGTCGCGTGATGGCTGCACAGGTAGCGGTTGTCATCGTAGACGACCGCGCCGCCGGTCGTGCTGCCGCCGGTGAATGTGAAGCGGTTGGGGTCGCCCTCCACCGGGGTGTAGACGCCCGGGAGGAAGGCGGCCATGGCGTCGGTGATGGTGTACTCGCGGTTGAACGCGCCGATGGGCCCCATCTTGGCCGTGGGGTCCGGCTTCTTTGTGCCGCTGAGCCGCGGCGCGTCCGCGGTGCCGGGGACGGTGGGCCAGCTGCGCACGTCCTTCCAGTCTGCGTAGGACTGCAGGATCCGGTGCCCGTCCAGCAGCGGCCGGTCACGGTAGTCGAAGAGATACTCCGCGTCCAGGCAGGCGCTGGGCCAGTACATCATGCGCTCCGCCTGGAAGGTGGTCGGGTCGCACCAGATCAGGTTGATGCCCTCGGCCAGCCGGCGCGCGATGGGCTCGTATTCCTCCGCGTTGACCGTGTTGGCCAAAGGGATGATGACGCGCACGCGGGGCTTGCCTGGTTGGTGGCTGCGCGTTGAGTAGAGCGCCCAGGCACAGCCCAGGGCGTCCAGGCGGTTGATAACGGTCTGAACGCCGTCAGCCGGCAGCGCGTCCATGTCCAGGGTGATCAGGTCACGCCCGGTGACGTCGGCCTTGCGCCGGCGCTCGCCGCGGAAGGTGCCGCCGACATAGCCGCCCACGTCCTTGCGCTTGTCCTGCTCGGGCCGGGTCATGCGCAGGTACTGCTCATAGGTTTCCGTGCCGCGCACGGGGGTGCGCAGCCGCGCCGCGAAGGCGCTCCAGCTGGTGAGCTCCGGTAACCAGCTCAGGGCCTTGCTGGAGCCCGCGGTGCTGATGGTGATGGCCCGGTCGTGCGTCATGGCTCCACCGCGTGCTTGACCCGATCATGCTCCTCGGCCCGTTTGGCGTTGTTGAAGCGGTCCGTGGTGCCCACCAGATAGCCGGTGATGCGGCGGATGCGCTCAAAGGGCGGGGCGCAGAAGGTGTAGTCGATGTCCACGTAATCGCCGTCCACGGTGATGTGCATCCGGAAGGGCGCCCGCCCGTACACCTCGACCGCCCTGCTCACGTATGCGCGCGCCTCCTCCAGGCTGAGCTCCCCGCCCTTGACGGTGATTTCCAGCAGGCGTTCCCCGATGCTGTCAAACACCGGCAGCGTGCGGTCGAGCCGGTCGGTGTTTGGGTCGATGCCGGAGGGGTTCAGGTAATCCTTCATGGTGTCCTCCTCAGTCTTTCATGTAATATTCGTTTGTTGTGAACCCGGCGCCCCGGAGCACCAGCCCGGGCGCCCAGGGGATGGGCCGCGCCATGACGTCCAGCACCGGCTGAAGTTCCGCGCCCTCCGAGGCTTCAAGCACGACCTCGTCATGCACGTGCAGCACGGCCCGGTACCCCGCGTCCTCAAGCCGCGCGAGTGTCAGGGCCAGGCAGTCGCGCGCGATGGCCTGGACGACGTTCTCGACGAGCTTGCCTCCGAACGTGGCCGTCAGCTGCTGCTTGCCCCCGCTCATCGCGTTCAGGTAGTGCAGCGAGGGCCGGTTGAACTTCCCGCCGTCCAGGATCTGCGGCGCGAGGTAGTACAATTGCCGGCCGCTGGGCAGCAGGAGGGTCATCGCAGGGATGCCGCCCACCTGCCTGATCCGGAAGATGAGGTCGCCCAGGCCCTTGGGGGCGCAGTCCTGGACGCAGCCCAGCGCGGCGTCCTCCATGTCCTGCCAGAGCTGGACGATGCGCGGGTTGGCGGTGCGCCAGCGGCGCACGATGTCGGGGAGCTCGCTCTCGTCCAGGCCCATGCGCAGCGCGCCCATCGCGGTCAGGGCGCCGGTGCCGCCGGCGTAGCCCAGCGCCAGGGTGGCGATCTTGCCCTTCTGCCGCAGGGCGTACTCCGGGTTGCCGTGGCAAATCCTGTCGACGGGCACGCCGAACATGGCGGCGGCGGTGGCTTCATAGATGCGCCCGTCGCCCGCGAACACGTCCATCACCCACTTCTCGTTCGCCAGCCAGGCGATGACGCGGGCCTCGATGGCGCTGAAGTCGGCGATGAGGAAACAGTGCCCGGGCGCGGGGACGAAGGCCGTGCGGATGAGCTGGGACAGCGTATCCTTCACGTAGCCGAACAGCAGCCGCAGGCCCGCGGCGTTCTCCGCCTTGACCAGGCGGCGCGCCAGGCCCAGGTTGTCCAGGTAGTTGCGGGGCAGGTTCTGCGGCTGCACGCCGCGCCCGGCGAAGCGGCCCGTGCGGCTGGCGCCGTAGTACATGGTCAGGTCGTGCACGCGCCCGTCCAGCGCCGCCGCCAGGATGGCGGGGTACTTCGCGAGGGAGCTCTTGCCGCCCTGCAGGCGATTGGACAGCAGCTTTTGGAGTGTCTCGTTTTCTGGGTACTTTTCGAGCAGCGCCTTCACGTCCGCCCGGCGCAGGGCGGTGATCTCCTCCGCGCCCGCCAGCGCTTCGTTCACGGCGGCCTTCAGCTGCTGCAGGCTTTTGGGATTGGCAAGGCCCAGGTCCGCGGCATCAGCGGCCAGCCGGGCGTCCTCGTCCTGGGTGATGGCGATGGCGCCCTGGACCAGGGCTTCGTCCACAGCCACTCCCCGGGCGTTCATGCGGCAGGTGTGCCGCCACAGCGCCAGCTCCTCCTCCGGCATCCGGTGGGCGCTCAGCAGCCGGTGGATGGCGCGCTCTGCCTCAACGTCCTGGCGGCAGTAGTCCATGAACAGCTGCCACTTCTCCGGCTCCTGCTGTGGGGTCACGCGCGCGCCGGCCAGCGCCTTCTTGGAGGGCTTGCAGAAGACCTCGATGAGCTTCTTCCCGATGGCCATCTTCTGCTTGTCTTCTGGCAGCCCCAGGGCTGCGCCGGTCGCGCTCAGGCCAATGGGCAGCCCGCAGTAGGCGGCTTGTGACATGGTGCAGGTCATCCGTTCAAGCAGCCGATTTTTCCACTCCCGGGTTACAAGGCGATCCAGCCAGGCGCAGATACAGGTCCATTCAAAACTGGCATTGTAGGCTGTGATGGTGGCTCCCTTCTTCATCCACAAGTTAAGATGAAAAAGCAAGTTTCGCTTTGGGTCCCGAATTGACGTGAAATCAATCAACTCCACGTCGCCGTCATCGACGGCATAGGCCATCATCAGGATGTCAAAGTCGAGCGAAGCGGCGTACTTGGTTACGCCTGTCACCGACAAATCCACGTTGGAAAAGGTTTCAATATCGATGGATACGTTCATTTTTCCCCCAGTTGGCAAGGAGGGGCGGCTTTGCGGGCGCGCCCCTCCCGGGGTGTTATCTAATCAGTAGGGCAGGCCGGTCAGCGGATTGATGCCTCCGCCGGCTGGAGCGTGAAAAGGCTGCGCGAAGGCGGTACTCGCGGGGACCGCGTCTCCGAAGTCATCCTCGGCCGTGGTCACGCTGCCCAGGGGCTCGCCGTCCGCCAGCTTTTGCACGTTGGTTAAGCCAAAAGCGATGCCGCGCTTGCCGGAGACGTTATAGGGGTAGGCGTCCACGCCCACGCGGCCGTAGATGCCGGAGTAGAGCGCGTTGGGGTCCATGATGTCCTGAACGGCGGTATCCACGACACGGGGCTTGCGGTCCGCTTTGGCGGAGGCGGTGAACACCCAGCAGCCCTTGCATTCGGGGCCGAAGTTTTCACCGTTGGGGCGGACGCCGTCGCCGTCATAGACTGGGGTCGCGATGACCGGCGGTTTGGTGCCGTTCCACTGCTTCTGGATGCCCATCTGGATGGCGACCTGGATGGCGGCATCGATCGCGGCCTTGGTCTTCAGGTCGGTCTTGGGCACCAGCACAGTTACGGAATACTTGGCCTCGCCGCCGTTCTGGTGGGCATAGGGCTGGTTGAGGTGGACATATGACAGGCGCGCGGGTCCGGTGACAAAATGGTTGCTTTTCTGGTTTGACATGTTTTCTTTCCTTTCGCTTTTCGCTTATTTCGCAAAATCGTCTTCGGCCGTGGGCTTGGACGCTAATGCCGGTCGTTTGTCCGCCTCGGGCACCAGCGCAGGCTTGCCCGGGGGCACGGTGACAAAGGCGTTCAGGGGCAGGAAGGCCTTCTTGCCCAGGGTCTTTTCCAGGGCCGCCAGGGTGACGGGCTTGCGCTCGTAGAGCACGGCTTCCGGCACGCCCAGCTCCAGGGCTTTGGCGAAGGCGGCCTCAGCATCGGTCCAAGAGCGGATGCTGCGGCCCTCGACGGCCTTCCATCCGGGGATGGTCTTGCCGGTGAGCGTTTCGCTCAGCGCGTATTCCTCCAGGTCGGACAGCCATTTGACCAGGTCCTTGCCGCGGGTCAGGGCGTCGGAAACCTCCTGGGGGGTCAGCAGTTTGGGATCCTTCTTCTCAAAGCCCTCCAGGGCCAGGTTGTGGTCGCTCCGTGCGCGGCAGGTGGCGCGCGCCTTGCAGAACCGGCACCACTCGCCGGGGTTGAGAGGGGCGTCCGGATTGTCGGCCAGGATGGCTACCGGCTTGACGGTCTCTTCTGCCCATTTGAGCAGGACATCGGCGGTCATGTCCGGCGCCTGGCTGACACCGCCGTTTCGCGGTTGGACAATGCTCCAGCGCACCGTGTGGATGAAGTAGAGCGGCTGGTAGCGCATGAGGGCGCCCAGGGCGTAGAGCATCAACTGTGGGTTGCCCTCGGCCTCCACCCGCACGCCCTTGCCATGCTTGTAATCGATGACGTGCAGGATGCCATTACCGATGAGGATGCAGTCCGCGGTGCCGAAGCCGTCCGGCACCCACTGCGAGAAGTCCACGCGCTGCTCCAGCGCGATGTAGGGCGGGTCTTCAATTGACAAGCCCAGGCCGGCGATAGCTTCAAGAATTGCGTCCAGATAGACGTTGGCGCATTCCAGCATCTCTTGGTTGTCCTCCGACGGCTGCACCGCGCCGGCGTAGCTGACCAGTTGGTATTCCTTAGCCAGTTCCATGCGTGCCACCGCCTCACACACGGCGTGCGCCTGGGTGCCCTCCTCGGCGTAGGGGGTGGTCTGGTCGGGCATGTCCGCGGTCAGCAGGGCGGACCCGGGGCAGTTGAGCCAGCGGTGCGCGCTGCTGGCGCCCAGGATGGCGTGCTGGACGTCGCTCATACGCTCACTCCGTGCTCGCGCAGCCGGGCGGCGAAGAGCTGCAGCTGGTCCGGGCTCAGCTGGGGCAGCGCCTGGACGCCCAGCTCCGCCAGGAGGCCCTGCAGGATGCCCAGGTTGCCGGGGGATGCGTCCATGAACGCGCCGGCGGCAGCCTGCACCTGCGCGGAGGTGACCGGCTTGGGGACGGCCGCGGCGGGTTTCTCCTCAACGGGGGCGGGTGCCTGCGGCGCTTCCGCGGCGGGGGCCTCCGGGATGACGGTGACGACCTTGCCCTCGGGCCGGGCTTCCACCTGCACCTGGGCGGCGGGGTTCGGGTTGTCCCACATCCGGGCCAGCAGGCCCATCAGCTGCGGGATGCCCTCTTCGGTGATCTTGACGGTGAATGTGATGTCCATGGCTTTCTCCTTAATACTCGTTCCTGGATACCGTCCTCTCGTACTCCGAGACGACGATGGTGGCGCCGGGGAAGCGCAGCCTCCTGCGCTGGCTGGGGTATTTCGCCTTCAGATGGCGCACCTCCAGCTGCGGGTCCCGCCGGATGGCGAGGGTGATCTCGCGCGCCAGACGGCACTTGGGGATGCCGGTGCGCCCGCTGATCTCGCCGATGGTCTTCCCGGACAGGTAGAGCGTCATGGCCAGGTCCCGATGGGTGCGCCAGTTGTCGTAGCCTTGCATGTCAATCTCCTTTTGTGGTACAGTCCAGGTGGTTGTGGTCCCCTTTTATTTGCGCTTGACGGTTGCGACGTCAGGCGCCTTTTAGTCTGCCCAGTCGTCGATCACGATGGGCGGGGCAGTCAGGGGCAGGGGCAGCGGCGCTTCGTCGTCCTCCTCCTTTCTCGTCAGCGCCAGCACGTTGTCGGGGGACAGCCCGGTCGCGCGGTAGGCGGCCAGCTCCTCCAGCTCGGCGTCCACCTGCCGGGCGAACAAGTCAGAGATGATTCTGGGCATGGGCCCTCCTTTCGCGGTAATCCTGGTCCATCAGGAGCAACTGCCATTCCTGGGTGGTCATCCGGCGGAAGCAGTAGTTCCGCCTGCGATCCCGCCAGCGCAGAAAGCGGGCAATGAGCGGGAAGCGGCTCTTCACTCTTCTGTTTCTCATTTGGCGAGCAGCTCCCCGAGCTCCTCCAGCATGACCGCCGCCTCGGCCAGGCTCATGCACAGGTAGGTCTTGCGGTTGTCCTGCCGCTTGATGGTCAGTTGGTTGTCCGCGATGCGGTATGTCATCACCGCGCCGGCGGCGTGCTGCTGGGTGGTGATGGCCAGCCGGGGCTTTTGCTCCCTGGCGGCCGCGGGTGCCTCCGGCACCGGCCTGCGGGCCTGGGGCATCGCTTCCTTGATGCCGGCGTCCTGCCGCGCCTGGATCGCTTCCCGCATCCAGGCCTTGCGCTCAGCGGCCTTGGCGGCCGCGGCCATCTTCGCCATCGCATCGGCCGGAGCGGACGCGGCCTTCTCCCCCTGCAGCTTGACGCGGTAGGCGCTCTTGGCGCTGTACCAGGCCTGGGGGGACTTGTAATCGCAGGCCTCGATGATTTGCGCCACCGTGTATCCGGCCTGCTCCATGGTGTAGGCCTTCCTGGCCTTCTCCAGTCCGCGCGGCATCATAGGAGCCTCTCCGTCCTGCACCAGGTGCGCAGGTCTTCCCGGAACACGCGGGGGAGGTCGGTGCCGTTTCCGGTGCTGAGGTAGACGCGGCCCACCTGCTCCATCACGTGCAGCGCCAGCTTGGTCGTGAACTGCAGGGATTCCTCGATGTCTGCCAGGCTCATCAGCCGGCCGTAGCCGCGGAAGGGGTCGTCCTCAATTTGCCGTGTCATCTGTTTCCTCCTTGAACCCGAGGTCGTACAGTGGGACGGGCTTGAGCTCCAGGTTGTCCATCGCGAAGCCCAGCATCACGTCAATCGTGTCGATGGTCGTCATCCGGCATTTCACGCACACCTCGCGGAGTTTCCTGTAGGTCTCCGGGCGGATGCGGACGGGACTGCCGTAGTCCTTCCCCTTTTGCGTTTCCGGGGGTGTGTAGTACAGCACCAGCTTGTTTTTCATGTTCGCTTCTCCTCTTCTGTCGCTTTTACCAAGTCTCTTTTAGAATCTCCGGGATGTCTTGCTTCGGTTTGGGTTTGGGTTGCTTCTTCTCCTTTCTGAGGCCGTCCTCGTACTGCTTCATCCGCTGCGCGAACAGCCGGGCGATGTCGCCGGTCAGCTGTTCTTCAGCTGCCCGGGCGCTGTCCGTGGCCTTGATATACAGCGGCACGGCGGGCAGGAAGCCTCCGGTGGCAGGGTCGCGCAGGGCGGTGACGCCAATCTGGATGTACTCGCTCATGGGGCCTCCTCTTGCGGGTGTGGGTCGGTCAGGGGACAGCGGTGACTTGAAAAGTTACCTTCTGGGTAAAAAAATTTGTTCTGCGTTTTTAATGTTGAGTAGTTCCACCATTGCAAGGGCTTCATCGGTGCCAAACACGCCTTTCTTCATTTTCAGGCTGAAAGTCTTTGGACTTATCCCAATTTTCCTCGCAACGTCTGCTTGGGTAAGGCTGTTTTTAACAATTTCAGCCTTGAGCAGAGAAGTGTTTATCATTTATTCACCTCCTTTGTAACTTATCCAGTTACCATACTGCCACGCAAAAAGTAACTTGTCAAGCACTTTTTGAAATATTATTTTACTTTGTTGTAAACCGGCAAGTTATATGATATTCTCAGGTCACTAATTATGGGAGGGCGAGTTAATGACAATCGGCGAGAAACTGCTTGCCGCCCGACAAGCAGCAGGAATGACCCAGCAAGATGTAGCTGACCGGGTAGGCGTAACGAAACAGACGATATTCAAGTATGAGAATGGCATAATTACAAACATACCCCTGGACAAGCTCCAGGCAATTACCGATGTGTTGGGGGTTGATCCCGCAGTTGTTATGGGCTGGTCTGCCAGCAACGGCAACGGCGACCTCTCCGCGCTGCGCGAGCGCCTGCGCCGGCAGCCCGGGATGCGCGTCCTTTTCGATGCCTCCGACAACGCCACGGAGCAGGACCTGCTGGACGCCGCCAAGCTCATCGAGGACTTCAAGAAGCGCCGGGAGGGCAGGGAGTGATGGACAGCGTCCCCGCCCGTCTGGTCGACCTGCCGCACCGGGTCCACGGCCTGCTCGCCCTGGATGAGGAAGGCTATCCGAACATCTACCTCAACGCCCGCCTGACCGCGGAGCAGCACCGCCTCGCCTATGACCATGAGCTGCGCCACCTGGAGCATGATGACCCGCACAATGACGCGCCTATCGAGGCTGCGGAGGCCCGGGCCGCGGGCAAGGAAGCCCTGCCGTCCTTCGCGGAGCAGTGGGAGGCCATCTACCGCCGCGGGAAGGAGCTCTACGGCATCGAGCGCGACGCCTGGGTGTGGAACTATCTGTTTGACCTGTGGTTCAACCGGGACAGCAAACTCAGGTATACGACCATCCCGACCCACGTTTTCAAGGAGTACGGCAAGGTAAAGCTGGGCACGATGCTCAAGCGGATATTTCACGACTACTTCATCAGCATCGGACGGGAGCCATAGAAGGAGGAGAATATGAAAAAGAGAAGAGGAACTGTTCTGCTACTATTTGTACTTATGCTGTGCACCATTTTTAACGCGACGGCAGTAAGCTCAAGCGAACATATCGTAATGGCGGACACCTTTTTTGAATCACTGCTTGATATAGAGAATCAAGTCATTTATGTCGTTCCAGAAATAAAACAAATGTATATGCCAGAATTCTATTCGCTTGTCTATCAGAATAAAAACATCACAATCAGAGTTGATGCATATCCCGACACTGGAGTTATATACCGAGTTGAAGCGGTGCGCCAGGGATACATATCCATTTCACCTGTAGATATTTGTACGCCCCTTAGTGGTATGGATAGGTCGACCTTTATGGATAAAGTGTATTTTAACAAAGAGAAGTGGGATAAAAACACTTTTCACTGTAACGGCTACACTATCACTGTAAATGATTGGGGGATGGGGGATGCATATATTCTTGCGGTTAGAGATGAGGACCCTGATTTATCAAAAATCACCTTGTATTTGACTTTCAATGACGCATTAATTAAGTATAAGCAAGCAGATACAATTGATGGCAAGAGGCAGTTAGAATTACTTTCCGGAGACTATATTATCGGAACTCATCTCTCGGCGGGCGAGTACTCCGTCAAAGCTGAGAAATATGCGTTTTTTGGCGTAAAACGCAACGGGAAAAATTATAAGAGTGAGGCGCTCAGCCCGGATAATGCCATTGGCCGCATTGTTCTCCAGGATAGGGATGAAATCGAAATCAGCGGGGGCAAGGTCACCTTTACCCCGCTGCCATAACCACCGGTTATCGTGATGAACGCCGTCATCTATGCCCGCTATTCCTCCTACGGCCAGAATGAGCAGTCCATTGAAGGCCAGCTGCGGGAGTGCTATTCCTTTGCTGAGAGGGAGGGGTATACAGTCATAGGGGAATATATCGACCGCGCCCGCTCCGCCCGCTCGGATGACCGGCCTGACTTCCAGCGTATGGTCAAGGATGCCGAGCGCCGGCAGTTCGGCATTGTTATTGTCTGGAAATTGGACCGCTTCGCGCGCAACCGCTACGACAGCGCCATTTACAAGGCCCGCCTGAAGAAATACGGCGTCCGAGTGCTATCTGCCATGGAGAATATTGGGGACAGCCCGGAGGGCATCATCCTGGAAGGGATGCTGGAGAGCATGGCGGAGTACTATTCCGCCAACCTATCCGTCAACGTCAAGCGCGGCCAGCGGGAAACCATGGCCAAGGGCCGCTTCACTGGAGGCGTCGTGCCCTACGGCTACACGGCCAGCGAAGGCCGCCTGGTCCCCGACGAGCGCACTGCGCCGATTGTCCGCGAGGTATTCGCTGCGTACGCAGAGGGTGTCCCGATGCGCGTCATCCTGGATCGCCTGCAGGCCCGTGGCGTCAAGAGCGCTTCCGGCGGGCCGCTGCGCTTTTCTTCCTTTGAGACCGTGCTGACCAGCCCCGTCTACATCGGCAAGCTGATGCGTGCCGGGCAGGAGGTGGTCGGCTGCGCGGATCCGCTCATCGATGAGGCGACCTTCCACAAGGTCCAGGCCCGCCGCAAGGCAGTCGCCAGGGCGCCGGCCGCCGGCAAGGGCAAGGTGGACTATCAGCTGCAGGGCAAGGCCGTCTGCGGCCTCTGCGGCGCCCGCCTGGTTGGAGACAGCGGCCAAGGGCGCAACGCCGTCTACCATTATTACGCCTGCGCTGACCGCAAGCGCGGAGGCGATTGCCTGAAGGCGAATGAGAAGAAAGGCTTTGCGGAGTGGTACGTTGTCGAGCAGACGGTGGAGTATGTCCTGTCTCCCGATCGCATTGACGACATCGCCCGGGCTGTTGTCGCGGAGTATGACAAGGAATTCAATTCCACTGTCGTGAGCGACCTGCAGCATGCGGTAAACCGCACGGATGCGGACCTGAATATGCTGGTTGATTCCCTTCTGACTGCGCCCAAGTCCACCCATCCCCGTATCTTTGAGAAGATGGAAGCCCTGGAAGCGCAGAAGGCTGAGATGGAGACCGACCTGGCCCGCCTGCGCGTGGCGGCCGGAATCCGTTATACGCCGGCGGAGGTAGCCGCCTGGCTGCGCCAGTTCTGCAAGGGGGACCCCCTGGATGAAGCTTTCCGGAGCCGCATTATCAACCTATTCATCAATTCCGCCTACTTCTATGATGACCGCGTTGTCATTTTCTATAATATAAAAGAAGGCCGACAAGTTTCATTTATCGGCCTCTGTGAGTCCCTTGAGGACCCCGGTTCGGATTTGAACCTTCCTGGTGGGGCGTGGGCGGTCAAATCCGAACCACAGTTCATATTCATCAATGGAGTGCTGGGTTGCGTTTTCTGGAGATAGTTGCCCCGACGGACGGCAGTGGTATCAAATGATATCTTTATTCGATCTGCGCTGGATCGGCCGGCGGGTGATAGTCGGCGCCTTCCGTAACCATGCCACGGACCGCGGCTTCAATTTCGTCAGGATCAATGTGGAAGCCCTTCTCCGCGAGCTTCCCTTTTACGTACATCAGCTTCTCCTTGCCCCTGCCTGCACCGTAAATCTGCTCAGCTGCGTACACGGCCACGGATACCGCGGCCCGGAGCACGTCCTGTTGCTGCGCGGTTGTTCGGGCCTGGACCCAAGGGATCACCTTAATCGTAATCAGGCTCGCCAGCAGCGCGATCAGCGCCTGGAAGATGGGCGTGAGGTCAATCCCGGCCAGGGCAGGTGCTGGATCCACCGCCTCCGCCATCGCCAGGGAGCAGGTCAGCGCCATCGCTATCACCAGGGTCACCAGCAGGTATTTCTTCATCTTTCCTCCTCACCTGTCCATCAGGTTGTCGATTAGGTTGTCCTTCGCCCGCCCCACCGCGGAGTCGGGCCCGTCGTCCTTGAAGCGCCCCAGGATGGCCAGCAGCGCCTCGTGAATCGCGCGGATGTCCTTCTTCTGCAGGGTCGTGTGCTCGTCCAGGCTTTCGCGCAGCCCGACAATGTCTCGCTCGATCCGGTCGGACTGCGCCTTGATCTGTTTGATGTCAGTATCGTGTGCGGCCACTTTCTCAATTCCCTTCGCGGCATCGTTGACTTTGATCGCGTAGCGGACGAACACCGCCAGGATGGCCAGCACCACGCCGACCAGCCACCAGATGTCCCGGATGTTCTCCATCGTCACGCCGTTCCGCCTCCCTTCAGGGCCTCCATCAGCGCCTCGGCGACGTCGCGCGCCAGGGTCAGGGTCACCGTGTCCGCGGGCGGCGGCGCGTCCCGCGGGGGCGGTGAGTGGTTTTCGTCCCCTCTCCCCAGGAACATGGCCATCATCCACCCGCGCTTGCCCAGGTAGCTGATTTCCCACCAGTCCTCGGCCCGCTGCAGCACCTCCACCCGCGCGCCCACGGGCACGTTGGCCACCGCGACGGCCTGGATGCTGGGCGTCTTGCGCATCCGCACCGTGCTGCCGGTCACTGCCACTACCTGCATGATCTCCACCGGGATCACCCCCTCTGTTTTGCCGCTGTAGTCCACGCCCAACAGCCGACCGCCATAGCCCCACTTGCCGATCTTAGTGTCTATTTTGATGCCGCTGCCGTCTGCCCAGCTGGTGCAATGCGTGATGCGCAACGGCGTGACGCTGGTCACGATGCCCGCGTGGTAATAGTCGCGCTTGTCAGGCCCGTCCGAAAACCGCGCCGGCAGGCTGTACCCGGCCTCACCGGGCTCCAGTGCCTTGTACATCACAATGCCTAACTCCAGCGGCGGGGCTGTGCGCATGGTGGCCATCGCGCGGCGTGGCGCCCAATTGCTGCTGTGGTCGCCCGTCCATTTGCCGCCCGCCCGCCGTATGGCCCCGATGATCAGGCCGATGCAGTCGCAGGTGCCGTCCTTGCCGCTGCCGCCTTTGCGGTACGCGGGCCGCGCGTCTACGATCTCCTGCACCGCGCCCAGCAGCGCTGTCACTGTGATCATACGTCCCGCACCCGCTTCCAAATGTTGTCATACACGCCGGGGCCGCCCGGTTCCCACGTGTTGTTGTCCACGCCGCTTAGCCACACGCCGCCTTTGTGGGCCACTTCCACGCCCTTGGCGTAGCTTTGGCCCGTTTGCCACGCTTCCGGCCCAGCGCCCGGCGGCTGGATGCGATCAAACAGGGATGCCGTCGCCACCCCCGGTGGCCATTGCTCGCTGATCAGGTGCCCCGGCGCTTTCACCCTGTATAGCCCGTCCCCGTGCCGCAGGTACTCGCCCGGAGCTGCCTGCGTGCCGACGCGGTCGCCCCATGCGTCAAACACGGTGCTATGCGCCCACACGTCCTGCGCGGTCAGCTTGTCTTGCTTGGCAAACGTGCGGATGGCGTCGCTCAGCGCGTCCAGCTGGTCTGCCAGCTCGTTTTCGTCCTCGCCCGCAAAAACGATTTCATGCCGCAGCAGCTGCGCATAGCCTTTGTATACGGTCTGCGTGTCGCCATCCGTGACCGCCCAATCATGGGCAGCAAGCCCCGCAATCTGCGCGTCCGTGATCCCGGACGCCAACCGCACGCGCAGCGTAGGCCGCTCTCGCGCGTCTGACAGATGCTCGCTTTCGCTGCACAGCTCGCGCTCCGCAAATACGGTGACGCCCTCCAAAACCGTTGTGCCTGCTTTGATCCTCATACACACCTCACTTGATCTGCACCCACGCCGTCCACGTGCCGCTGCTCATCCTGCGCCACCACACCTGATTGCTGGTGGTGTACGCATACGCCACCTGCATCTTGTTGCTCGTGCCGTACGCGATGGTCTGCACGTACCAATAGCCCGCCCCCGTGGGGATGTTGCCCACGTTGGGGTGCGCCAATATCCATTCTTCGTCCTGTGTATTCATGTCGCCGGTGGTGATGTAGGTGGGCTTGCGCACCAGGCACCGAAATGCCCCGTTGACGCGCACATCATAGGCCACTTCCAGCAGCCCGTCGGTTTCCGCGTATTTCCCAAATGCGGCGCCAAGGCCGCCATCGCGGATGTTAAAGCTTACGTCCTCCGTTGGGATCGTCGTGGTGTAGGTATAGACCCCGCCCAACAGGTCGGTGACTTGAATCTGCACAGAGTAGCTTTTCGTGACCAGCAGTGTGCCGCCGATAAGGAGGCCTGTGCCGCTTGTCATAGCCTGCCAGGCCCCATACGATCCGCCGCGAATGCCATACCGGCCGCGGAGCGTGGCTGTATTCTCCCCACCGATGGAAGAGAATACGGTGGTGGCTTTCAAGTAAGCATACGCTCCAGACCCGTCTGCCACCCCGGAGGAGTTGGAGCGGTATGCGAATGGATTGAGGAGCGTGGGCGTGGCATAAGCGTCCACCACAATCGAAATCGTGACCGTCCTGGTTCTGCCCCGGCTGTCCTTTACCGTCCCTGTGAAGGTCACGGTGCCCGCCGTGGGGAAGACGCCAAAGGTGCCGGAGGAGTTGTTGAACGTCTGCCCGTTCCCAGTGACAGTGTAGTTGGTGATGGTGGAGCCGTAGGCGCCCTGGGCGTCGAGGATGGCGACGTAGCACTTGGTCTTGTTCTGCACGTGCCGCGTGATGGCGGCGGGCACGCCGTTGGCCACCCGCGTCGTTCCCATGCTCCCGATGCTGGGATAGGCGTCGTCCGAGAGCGTCATCGTGAAGGTCTTCTCGACCGAGCCGATGAAGGTAGACGAATTTTGCGGCAGGCCCTTGTAGGTCGACAGCACTACGCGCACGCTCAGCGTGGTGGCATTCGGGATTTGGTTCTGCCAGTTCAGCGGGACAACGAAGACATGCTCAATGTCGGTCAGGTCGGCGTATGTGGCGGTTGTGCCGGAGATATACTGCACCCGGTGCGTTGCCCCGGCGGTCTTGACGCCAAAGGTCGCCCGGATGCCCGCCCCGGCCTTGCAGGTGTTCTTGTTCAGCGACAGGGTGGACGGCAGGTCTGCCGGCGCCGGCGGCTCTGTCGCCGTGATGGACGCGTACGCCGTGGAGTAGACGGAGTCATACCCCGTCTGGGTGCCAAGCGTCTGGATTTTGTAATAGTAGGTCGTCCCGGCCGTTGCCGGAGCGACGACGTTGAAGCTGCCGCTTGCAGCCGTAGATGCCATTTCAGCCAGGAAGTAGAACGTGCCGGTCGGGGACGCGCCGCGGTAGATTTTGTAGCCCGTGATGGGGTTGTTGTCGCCATCGGACGCGCCGGAAAAGGTCACCGGAACCGTCGCGCCCTTGATGGCGGAGGCCTGCGGCAGTACGCTGGTCGGCGCGCCGCACTTTGTGTAGGTCACGGGCGGTGGCGGGTCTTCCGGGTCGGGCGGCGTGGGCGGGGTGTAGTTGATGGTCACCTTGACGGTCGAGTAGCTCAGCGTGGAATACTTTGGCACGCCCTCCACCGTCGCCCCGGAGGTGCTGCCGTTCGCGCCAAAGCGGAACAGCAGCGGAACTGTTCCAAACGCGCTGATGTACGGCTTGACGTTGAGCGAACCGCTGAAGGTCACGTTGCCGGAGCCGTTGAAGTCCACGGTAGACAGCCGCACGCCCGTAACCGCGCTGCCCAACGTCGCCGACAGCACCGCCGTGTTGATCGTTGAGCCGGCCGGGATGCCGGCCAGGTTGATCTGGACCTGCCGCGAGCCGACGGTCGGCGGGTTGGGAGTAATATAGGGCGTCACCGGGACCGACGGCGTCAGTTTCGCCGTCCACGTGCTGTTGAGGCTGAACGAACTGATGGGGATTTCTATCGTTGCCATCTCATGCCTCCCCTACATACTTCAAAGAGAAGCCGTTCTTGGCGTCCATCAGCCACGGTCCCATGTAAATGGCGTCCAGGATGTTGGCGCGCAGGATGTGCAGCTGGTTGTCACTGAGATAGGCAACAATCTCGCTGTTTTGCCAGAAGGCCAGCAGGTTGCCTTCAAACGTGGCGGACACCCCGGCCTTCTCCAGCAGCGTCCTGCCGCTTTCGTCCTCGTAAGTCGTCAGGTTGGTGCCCAGTGCCACGCCGTAGCGCTCCGTGCCGTCCGTCTCCACGAAAAGCAGCCCCGCGTAGATGTAGTAGCGGTTGTTCTCGGCCAGGCTTTCCAGGGTCTGGATCTGCAGCAGCATCCCGTTGTTGCTCTGTGTCACCTGCGTGGACAGGCTGTCGAGGGTGCCGACGGTGCTGGTGATGGCCTCGTTGCTCGAGATGTTGAGCTCCGCCCCCACGTCGGCGGCGAGCTTACTGGTCGTCACGGTGCCAGCCATCAGCTCGCTGCCGTAGAACCCCTGCGCGGTGCCGAAGGTGCGCCACACCCAACTGCCGGCCTCGTTTTTCTCGTTGGCAATCGCGAAGATGCCCGGCCCCAGATACATCGCGCCGTAGTCGGGGCTCTCGGTGTTGGTATTCTCGAAGAGGATGCCCTTGCCCTCGATGACCTGCGCGTCGCTGAAACTGCCGGAGGCCATCAACTGGGTCGTCAGCAGGTCCAGCACGCCGCGCAGCATCTCGGCGCGCAGGTTCCCCTTCCGGTCGGAAATCATCTTCACGATTTCCGCGGCCTGCTTCGCGGACGCGATGGCGGCGTACAGGTTCCGGCTGTCGTTTCCCAGCTCCACCCGGAGGTTCTCGCCGGTGGTCGGGTCATACTCCCGGCTCTGGACCCGCGCGGTGACGTTGACGCCCAGGCGCTCGTTGAAGACGGTCACCGTGTCGCCCAGCGCCACGCGCTCCAGGTCCCTGTACTGCGCGTACTGCTCGCTGGCCATCACCTGCGCCAAGTCCACCGTCAGCCGGGTGCGCGGCGTGTCCACCGTCGCCAGGTATTCCTGGCCCTTGCTCAGCAGGTCCGCCGGCAGGTCGTCGTCGGGGAAGGTCACCATCCCCTCCCGGATGGTGGGGTAGTTGTTGATGTACGGGCTGTCGATGTAGTCCTTGCCGTCGTTGATGCTCTCGATGTTGGCGTTCCGGTAGCCCAGGATGTGCAGCCGGGTGACCACGCCGTCCAGGCTCTCGCTCAGCTTGACGCCGCGGATGTTCTTGCCGTGCCGCAGGTGCACGCCGCGGTCCGCGCCCATCTGCTTGCGGATGTCGATGGTCCAGTTGTCCGGCCGCAGCTCGCCGCTCCACAGCGGCAGCACCTGCTCCTTGATGGCCCACATGGCGTCCTTCTGCAGGATGTCCAGGTAGTCCAGCACGATGTCGGTGTCGATGACGCCGTCCGTGAAGTCGCTGCCGGAGAGCACCTGCTGCAGCGCGATGCGCTGGTTGATGCCGCCGGGCGTCATCTCGGCGGTCTCGATGTTGGTGATGATCCGGTCCCGCAGGTCATACACCAGGTGCAGCGCCTGCACGCTGAGCCAGTCGCCGTCCTTCCCGCTGCCGCGCTCCACGCTGTCGATGCGGTACAGCTGCCCGTCCGCCTCCACCAGCAGCCCCAAGCCCAGCTGCTCCGCCCCCGGCGCGCCCAGCGCGTAGCCGAAGCCCAGCGACCAGTCGCCGTTGATGGCCTGGCTGACCCGGGGGTCTTTCGCCGCCGGAAGCGCGCACAGCGCGGCGTTCCCGTCCTCGTACTGGGCCCGCGTCAGGCCGGCGGGGAAGAGTGTCAGCTGCATGTTTTATCCCCTTTCGATGATGAGCAGTCGCGCGGTGACGTCAAAACCCGTGCCGTCCACGGTCAGGCTGCCCCCGGCCGGGTCCGGGAAGGTACCGGTGTACCGCACGGGGGTGCGAACGCCGGACGCGAGGCGATACACCTCCTGCGCGTCGCAGTCGACGTACAGGTCCGCGGCGGCCGCCATCGCCTCCGTGACGGTCAGCGCGCCGCCCAGGACGAGGGTCTGCCAGGTGCCGGTGATGCGCAGGTAGGCGGCGGGCGGCAGCGCGCCGGAGACGGCCCCGCCGGACAGGGTGAAGGCCGCGCTCCCCGCGCCGGAAGCCGTGTTGACGGCGGCCGTGATCTGCTCCGGGATGGGCAGGAAGGCCTCGGGAATCCAGCCGCCGGCCACATTTGCCTTCTGCCGGCAGGGCGGGTCGCACAGGAAGGAAATCTCCAGCTGGCCGGTCTTGCGGGTCAGCATGGTGAAGGCCGGCGCCTCTTCCACCGCGCCGGTGAAGTAGTGGTCCGGGTCGTGCCAGACGGTCAGCCGGCGCGCGGACAGCATCCAGCCCGCCAGGCCGCTGAGTTGGCTGACGATGTCGGCCTTGCCCTCCCCGGCCAGCGCGAGGCGGATCTTGTACGCCACGGCCGGGTATTCGAATTCGCTTGCGGAGATGCTGCCGATGCGGCCGGGGAGGTACTCCCGCTGCCGGCTGCGGGCAGGCAGGATGAGGGGCGCCGCCTCCACCAGGCGGAGCCCCTTGTCGATGCTGCTGACGCCGTCAAGTGTGATGTAGGTTGTCATGCTTACCTCCCCGCGGCCTGGACGCGCGCGTACATTTCATCTGCCAGCAGGTCGATGTCCGCGTCTTCCCGGATGGTTAACCCCTGCATGTAGATATTGATTGCGTTGGTCTGGTTGATTGCGGGAATCGTGCTCCCGATGTTGGCAATCTGCCGGTTGACGGTGGTTTGCAGCCCTTCCGTCAGCCGGGCGATGGTCCGGACGATGGGCGAGTCCGCGCCGGCGACGCCCTGCAGCAAGTACTCGGCCAGCTGCGCGCCGGCGTCCTTCCATTCGTCCCCGTAGGAGCGGATGAGGTCCGTCATCGCCTTGAGGTTGTTGCTCATCACCAGCCGCAGCGCTTCCTGGCGCAGGTTCTCCTCGCTCATCAGCCGGTCGTAGCGGTCCTGGATGCGCTTCTTTTCGTCCTGCAGGCGCTGCTTCTCGTCGTCCCGCGCGGCCTGGGTCAGCCGGAGCGCCTCGTCCTCTTCCATCCTAGCGATTTCCGCCAGCAGCTCGCGCCGCCGCCGGGCGCTCTTGGTCACGCTCAGCTCGCGCTGCTTGTCCGCCAGGCTGTTGGCGTAGTCCCGCTTGCGGACCTGCTCGTTCTCGGCACGGGTCAGCGCGTCCAGCGCGGCAATCTGGTCGTCGATGCCCTTGACGCGCAGGTCGCGCTCTTCCTCCAGGCGCTTCTTCAGCGCGTTGACCAGCGTGCCGTAGGCTTCCTTGATCTGCCCGCTGGCCTGGTCCAGCCGTTCCTTCTCCTTCGCGGAGGCGTCGTCCTGCAGTTTCTGCCGCAGCGCGTAAACGCGCTCGTCCAGCTGCATGCGCTGCTCCGCCGTCAGCTGGTGCGTCCGGGCCACTTGCAGCAGGGCGTTGATTTCCTGCTGGGCGGTCAGCCGCCCCATGTTCTTGCGGTGGTTGATCAGCGCCAGGTCCCACTGGTAGGCCTGGTCGGCCAAGCGCTTTCGCGCCTCGTACAGCCGCCGCTCGACGTTGCGCCGCTCCTCCGCCGTCATCTGGTGTGTGTTTAAAATCCGCTCCAGCTCGCGGATTTCCATCTGCGTCCCGGCCCGCCCCATCGCGATGCTGAAGTCCAGGCGCGCCAGGGAATTGCGCAGCTGTTCGCGCTGCGCGTTTTCCGCCGCTTCCGCCAGCCTCCTGCGGGCGTCGTACAGCTGGCGGTCGATGTCCATGCGCTGCTGCGCTGTCAGGGTGTGCGTCCGCAGGATCTCCATCAGCGCGTTGATTTCCATCGCCGCGGACATGCGCCCCATGGACTTGAGGTAGCTGATCCGGCCCAGGTCCTTCTGCAGCGCGTCGTCGGCCAGGCGCTGGCGCGCCTCATACAGCCGGCGGTCAATCTCCATCAGCTCCTCGGCGTTGAGCTGGTGGCTCTGCCGGATCCGCTCCAGCCGGGCGATTTCCGCCACCAGGCCGACCCGCCCCATGGCGATGTCGTGGTCCAGCTGGGTCAGCGCGCGGTTGAGGGCCTCTGCCCGCAGGCGCTCCCGCGCCTCGTATAGCTCCTCCTCAATCCGGCGCAGTTCCTCGGCGTTGAGCGCGTGGTTCCGCTTGATGGCTTCCAGCATCCGGATTTCCTGCTGGACGGTCAGCTGGCCCAGGGCCTTCTTGTGCGCCAGCAGGTCGTAGTCCGCCTGCAGGTCCGCCTGCCGGGCGGCCTCCCGCGCGGTGTAAATCCGTTCGCTCAAATCACGGCGCTCGTCCGCGCCCAGCTTGACGTTCTTGTATTTCCGGTCCAGCTCGAGGAGCCGGTTGAGCTCGCCCTCGACGTCCAGCCGCCCCATGGCGATGTCGTGCGCCATCTTCTCCAGGTCGATGGCCAGCGCGCTCTTCTTGCTGCCGCCGCCCCCGCCCCTTCTTCCGCTGGGGATGCCGCTCGCCCGCGTCAGCGGGTTGGCGCCAAATATCGCAAGGACTACATTGATCGAATCAATGGCCGCGTTGGCGGCGGCCATGATCGGGGAAATGTCCACCGTGCCGTCGACCGTCACGTCGATGGCGCCGCTCGCGACTGCAGTGGTCAACGTTTCCAGTTGCGTCCTGGCCGCTACCATCTCCGCGGTCATGCTGTCGATCATGCCCTGCAGGGAGACGTCCATGTTGTCCAGCTCTTTTGCGGCGTCCCCCAGGGACCCCTTGAAGTCTTTGCTAAGGGCATTTGAAACCCCGTCGCGCCATTCGGTGCCGGCGTCCTTGCCGGCTTTCTCCAGTTTCTGGGCTTCGGACACCAGCTTCCTGGCGTTTTCAATCTGCCCGCGGGCGATGCCGATGTTCTCGATGCTCTTCTGCGCGGTGGCCGCCTTGGCGCCGAGCTCCTGTATCTGCTGAAGGAGCGTGTCGCCTCCCTGCAGTTCAACCTGCACGGGCACCTTGAACACGGCCCTGCCGGCATTGGCGACTGCCGCCTTCCATTGGGCGAGCTGGGTCAGCATGCTCTCGACGATGGAGTACTCCGCGCTGTCAGACGCATAGCTCTTCTGCCGATTCAGCAGATCCGCATACAGCGCGTCGATGGTGCCGACCATCAGCTCCGTCTGCCCGACCAGGCCCGCCTGGATGGTCGACGTGTTAGCGATGGCGCTGTTGATTTCATCCACGGTGCTCAGGCTGGCGTTGGCATACTCCGCGGTGCCGCGGATGTGCTCGCGCAGGGCTTCCGCCAGCGTGCCGGCGCCCCGGCCCCCTTCGATTTCCACCTTCAGCTGCTCCAGCGCGGACTTCAGCTGGCTGTTCCCGGCGATTTCGGCGGCCAGGGACTGCATGTCCGCGAAGGCGGTGTTCGCACGCTCGCCCAGGCCCTCAAACGAGGTGTCCAGCTCGACAATCTTGGACACGAAATCCGCCGGGTCGAAGAAGGCGCTGTCCGGCATTTTCAGGCCCGCCAGTTCGCCAAAGCTGTTCTCAAGCTCGGCAATCAGCCCGTCCAGCTGCCTGTAGCTGGGGCTGCTGCGGTCCATCTCGTCTCGCACCACTTTGAGCGACTGGACGGTCCCCCAGATTGCCTGCGCCAGCGGCGCCTGCTCGGCCTGGATGCCCGATAGGATGCGCTCGTGCTGGCCAAAGGCCTGCTCGACCATCCCCAGCTGCTTGGGCACCTCGATGCCGTATTCCGTCAGCAGCGCGATGCCGGCCTTGAACCCGTCGCTTTCCTGGTCGCCCCAGTTGATCTTCAGCAGGTTGTATCCCTTGACCAGGTCGGCCTGCCGCTTGGCGTCCTCGGCCATTTTGTACAGTTCGTCCATGTTCTTCCGGGCGGTGTCGCGGGTCTCGCCGAGCCAGGCCGCAAAGTCCTCCGCGGATTGGCCCAGGATGGCGGACGTGGCCTGGTCGCCCAGGTCCGCGTAGACGTCCTTGAGGTCCTTGGTTCCGGCCAGCACGTCCTTGAACATCGGGGCGATGTACCCCATCATCGAAATGAGCTGCTCCTCGGTCGCCCCCGTCCCCTCCTGGACGGACTCCACGATTTTCAGCGCCTCCGCATACGCGGCTTCCATGACGGCCAGGTCGCCGTCCTGGGGCAGACCGCCGGACAGCATCCGGGTCTGCACGTCCTTCATCGCAGCAAAAGCAGGCCCCGCGTCGGACTGCAGGGCAGTGGAGTATTCGGCCCAGAAATCGCCCAGGTTCATCTCCGGGTAATCCGTCAGGAGCCGCCGGTAAAAGTCGTGGACCAGCTTCGCGGTCTGGGCGTTGATGTTGGTGCCGCTGGCAGTATAAAAGTCGACGCCGAACTGCAGGTACTTGTTTTCGTATGCTTTCTTCGCTTCCTCCAGGCCGGTGCGCGCCGTGTCAATGGATGCAGCCGCGTCTTCCATGGTTTGCTCGATGTCCGCGTAAATCGTCAGCCCCAAGTCGCCCAAGAGGACATGCAGCGCCTCGCGCGCGTCCTCATATTCCTTCGCGTACGCATCGGCGCCCCATGGGTCCCCGCTGGATGTGGAGAAGTCCCGGTTGCGCTCCGCGTCGTTCATTTCCTGCTGCAGCTGAATCCACTGCTTCTTGATGCCCAGAATCGCCCAGGCGCGGTCCTCCTGCGCCTCAAACCCCTTGATCTGGTTCTCCAGGCCCAT